GCTTCCCACCCAATCGTTCCTGCAATTTGAGCTTCCTTAAGGCTCTTTTGTGCCTTAATTTCAGTTAAAGCAAGGTCTGCTTTAGCTTTTTTAGTCTCAACGAAGCCTTTTACTGCGTTACCTACTAAACTTGATAGTGGACCTACTAATAGATTAAACATTTCCACCTCCTTGTGGTGTATTTGTCTTTTGTAAAGTTACATCAGCACGTAAATTAGCTAAATCGTAGTCTTTTTTTAATTTTTGCGCATCAAATTGTTGTTTATAATCAAATTGACCTTCCTTAAGCGCTTGATTTTCACCATCTTTTTGTGCTCTTAGCTCTAATTCTTCTTTTCTAAGGGCTAATTCTTGTTGTTTAAGTAAAACTAAAGGATCCATGGATTGATCTTGCATTGCTTCTGCTTCTTCGGTCACCATTGCTTCAGTTATTTTAATTATTTCTTCATTAATCGCAGATTCTTTTTTCATTTCTAATTCTTGTATCATTTCGGGTGGTATTTGTTCTCCGAATTCTTGTTGTAATTTTTGTACTTCCTCTTGTAAGGCTTTATTGACAACAGTAGCCGCTAACATAGATACGTGTTGATTGATATGTGAAATTAAAGTCACAACGACCATTGGATTTGTTTTAATCATGGCTGAACTCATAAATAATCTGTGAGCTTTTATGTGTTGTTCGTGACTTTGTTGTGGAAAAGCCATGGGTGGTTTGCCCATTAAAACTAAACTGTTTTCCATAGCGGGATCAGTAGGTTGAGGCTCCTCAGGTGGTTTAGGGACAGGTAGAATTTGTTCTATGTCTTTTACACCAAGAGCTATGTACATTCTTCTGTACGCCTCGTACACATTATGCATCTCTGGATTAGATTGTGCTATTTGTAATTGTTGTTGAGCTAGTGTCACACGTTGTGACATTGAGAAAATGTTTGGATCTGATACAGGAAGGATATCTATTTGATCATCAAAATCTGCTTGCTTGATTTCTCTAGGACCACCAGAAACATTGAATGGGTATACAGGAGGAAGAGCAACTTTAAATATCTTTGCAAGTAAATTAAATTCTTTCTTTTGAGCATAATGTAATCTCTTATGAACCGCAGACATAACTTTTGTTCCACGCTCCATCAAAGCCATTGTTGTGCCAACAGGTGTTTGTGAACTACCTATCTCAGATAATTGCATATCAGCTACAGTTGCAAACTGTTTCGCGGCGTCAACACAGAAACCGAGAAGTTGCATTAACACACCATCCGGTCCTTTGTAAGGTAGAGGCATTAATGCCTCACGTATAACACCGTTAGGTGCATCTACATCTCTGAACTCACCTGGTTGTAAAGGCTGATCATCATCGCGTATTCTTAATCCTCTTGATTTGAAACCAGCGGGTAAGTTAGAAAGTGTTCCTGCATCTAGTAACTGTCTTAATGCTGATGTGGCAGTTCTTGTTAAGCCTCCGATCATGTGAATTAATCCAAAGCCATAAAACCCTAGACCTGGCAAAAACTTGTAGTGCACAAAATAATGATTTTTCTTTTTTAAAGCATCATTCTCATCGTAATTTCTATAAATAGAAAGAACCTTATTTGATGTTCTTTCTATAGTCACTACGTAAGGTAATTTAATTCCACTCGGCTCATTTGTTTTAACATTGACATCTTCAAAACCTTCTAAATCTAAATCTACATGAATTTCAAACAATTCAGCCATATCATCTAGGTAGGAGTCTGATGGACTAACTCCATCTATTTGATTCATTTTTTCTTGTACTTGAGAAGAATTACTTTCGTTTGGTGAAGTTTCTACATCACGATAAAATCCCGATACTTGTTTTTTTCTTACATCATTTAAGTTCATTTTTAGAACATGTGTTATTCGATCACACGTATCTAAATCAGAGGCATCGTAAGGTACAATAATATCTTCGGAAGGTACAAACTTTGAGGTTGCTCTATTTAATACTTCATCAAAATAAATCTTTTTGAAAGCACTACCTGATAAAGGGAGTTGAAATAACATCTGATCCATCTCAGGATTGTAGTCTTCCATGACATGAGTAATTTCATAGTTCATGTAATCTTTGACTCGCTCAGCTGCTAATTGTAATTCACTTGAGTTTGCTCCAACAACTTGTGTTCTTACAGGACCATCACTAGGTAATAGTTCAACGTAAGCCATTGCTTGAAATTGTGTTACAGCTTGTGCTAGTACAGGATGATTTACGCTAGCAGCACCACGAAACGGTCTTGTGCGTTCTTCATACTTAAAACCTAAAAGATCTAATCCTTTTGTGTAGGCTTGTTCCCAGTCTTCTCTTGACGATTTATCAGATTCAACTTTCTCTGCAAGATCACTTGCTAGTTCTTGCATATAATCTTCAGGAAGTATTTCAGCTAGGTTGGCCATAAAGCCATCTGCTTCGCTTACTTGTTCTTCTGGGTTTACAACTGCCGAACCATCATCGTCAAGCACAACATCAACTTCAGGTTGGTTTGTTTCTAAATTTACTATTGTTCCAACTTTTTCAACATCCAAATCACCTCTGTCATCTGTCACAGCATCTTCACGTTGTGGATTAGGTACATTGGAATTAAACTTTTCTACCATTAATAATCTCCATAGATATCAGTTATTGAAACTAACCCATCTGATTTGATTTTACCACCATCTTTTTTACGAAATAGGAACATAGGGCCTTTCTTTGTGGTTTCTTCAGGCATTGTCAAGACATACATTTTTGTTAAGGAAGGATTAAATTCTTCTATAATCACTTTAGAATCCTCAGCAATTTGATTTTCTTTTAAGGGCACGAATTCAATTTTATCCTGTCTAGCTATACTCATGTCTATTCCTGACTCTGGATCTATTTTAGGTTCTTTTGATTTTACTACCTTAACATAGTAATCCATTACCTGACCTGGAGCTATTTCTTTTCTTACTACAACATCACCATAATCAAAGTCATTTGCCACCTTATATATTTGAAAATTAAAATCTGCAGTATCATCTGGTCCAATGTTTGAACCAACAGGCATACTAGGATCAATATCACGAGCTCTTTTATCAAAAGTACCATCAACATTTTTATTCATTACTCGAAAAGCTTGGGATGGTTTAGTAGAATCTAAAATCTCTTCTATTTGTAAGTTGGATTTGTTGCCGGTGTATTTCTTTGCAATGTTCTTTAATTCTTGTACTGAAATCTTATCATAAATAGTTTTAAATTTTTCTCCTGCAGATCCGTCAATATTTTTATTCCAACGTTTATTCACTATGTCAGATGGCATAATTGCAACTTTGTTTATACCTCTGCTCTGTGCATCTTGTATGGTTGCTTTTAACATGAGGTCTATCCAATCAGGTCCTTTAATAAAAGGAATTTGTCCATAACTTTCTACGGGTCTATCGGCAGGAACGTTTGAACCCCTTCCTATTTCAGCAAGATCCTCTGATCTATATATATCGCTAACAAAGGTATCTTGTAAATTATCATCAAAGTTTTTTTGTCTGTTCAAATCAAAAAGGTCATTAAATATACTCAAGCCTTTATCTTGTAATTCTTTTATTTGATTAACATATTGAGGATTACGAACCACTCCTACGTTTTCCATGGTCAGTTTATTAATTTGATTTTGAATATCATTAAGTTGTCTTACTAAATCAGGAGCTAGTGTTTCTAAAAAATCAGGATTAGACGGTCTTGTTAAATCTGTGTTTTCTAAAAATCTTAATTTTTCTTCAGGGTATTGTGCGTTAAGTCTATCTAATTGTTGTATACTGTATTCGTCATTAGGGTATATGTTGAGAGTTTCTTGAAGTTTTTGTTTTTTATTTTTAACAGCATTTACTGTTGCGTTAAGTCTTTCTTGTTCTTTACGTAAGTTTGTTATCAAATCTGTTTGAAGTTCTTGAATAACAGCAACATCATTACCTGCTGAATTTTTGTAATTAGCCACTCGAGTAAAAGCAATAACGTTGGGGTCTTTATCAAAGTGTCCTGTATTAAAAAAGGGCTTATCTTGTCCTGGTATTTCTTTTACATTAATTACAATATTTCTGTAATCAGTTCCTCCCTTATCAATTTCTGCGTTACCCATGTTCTGATGTTTGGCAGTTCCTGTATATATTTTGAAGTCCTCTGGTTCACCAGGAATAAAACCTTCTGTTTTTACTTTAATTTCTAAATTAGCAATAGGAGATTTTTCATAAACCTTTAGAAGATCTTCCTTAGAAACTTTAGCTCCCGGTAAAAACTTTTCAGCATCTTCAAGATATCCTAGAATACCTGAGTCTTTTAACTCGGCATCAGAAAAGCCTTTGGTACCTCCGAAAAGATTCTTCCAACCTTGTGGTGTATCCATACTAGGGATATTACGATCTGATATAGTATTAATAAAATGAGATTGAAAAGGAAAATCATCCATATCAATTTTAGTAGCAGCGGGCAATGTACCTGTAGGTGCGTCTGTTGCAACTGAGCCGACAACTTTGTTTGGTGTTGATACAGCAGGTGTTTGCTTAAACACTTTAAATAAATTCAACGGATTAAAAGCCATCAGGTTTTCGTCTTGCATTGCTTGTTTAAAAAAGTCATCATCTGTAGCTGGGTCGGACGCGAACTGTTGTTCATTTAAATTTTGCAACGGATCACCGCCTATGGCCATACGTACAGGTTTGACTTCACCACCTCTTGCTTTAGTTAAAGTATCAACATCACTTTCTTTACCTTTTTGTACTCCAACAGGTATTTCTACATCACCAAAATTCATATCTGTTTTTTTAGGTTTATAACCGGGACTTTGTTTTGCAACATATTGAAAATATTTTTCTGTTGCATTAACAAGATCATCTACACTAGGTGGGGTTTCATTACCCACTTTATATTGTTGATTGCCAAATTTAAAATATACAACAGTGCCAAGCTTATTTGCTTTTTTATCTAACTCAGCAAGTTTTTTATTTATTTCAGGCGGAATTTTTTGTTTTAGTTGTGGTCCAACTCCTTTATCAACATATTTTTTATTTACTTCACTAACAATTTCTGCAATCTCGTCTTCAATCTTTCTGTGATGTTCTAAATTAGTTCTTGCTAAACTTAAACGTGTTGATCCTTTAAGAGAGCCAGCAAATCCAAAATCTCCCCTCATTAATTGTAAAGGAAAATTATGTGCTAAATGTAGAACAAAATCTCCTTTATTTAAATTTTTAAATTGTTGAGGGAATTGTTGATTATACGATTCAAAAAGATTTTTTATCCTTTCTGTTCCTTGTTCTCTTAATGTGTCAAGTTCTCTTATTGTGTCTATATCTTGACTATATAATTCTTTCCAATTTTTATCTTTCAAGTCATCAAGAAGTGTTTGATAAAAATCTGCTTTGGAACCTTTGAAGTCCGGAAAAAGATTAGGATCTGCGCTTCTTAGATAATCATAAAGGAAATTGTATTCTGCTCTTCTAGGACCAGACCCAACTGCTGTATATCCAAGCTCTTCTTTATTTTCATTTAAAATTCTAGTTATATCTCTTCCTTTACCTTTTTGTTGAAATTCAGTAGGCGCAAAATATTTTTTATAATCAGGATTTTTACCAAAAAAAGCAGTGAGTGCGTTGGGGTCAATTCTGTTACCATTAAAATCAACATTTGTTAATTCATCTCTAAAATGAAATCTACCATCATTCATGGTGGTATCTATATATTGTTTTAAAAATTGAGGAACAGTTTCAAATCCTCTATCAAAACCAAAATCAGAGGTGTTAGCTAATTGTACTTTACTTCTATATTTAGGATCTTGTTGAAGAAAAACTCCTACTTCATTTGCAGTGGTATTGAATTCTTTTGCAAGAAAATCAGAGGGAACATAACTTCCTTCAGGAATATTATCTAGATACTGTCTCATATCATTTCTTCTTTGTGTTCCTTCATCTTTTGGTGAAACGAATCTGTCTCCTATTTGTGTACGATTCAGTTCTTTTACCTTATTCACCTGTTTATATTCTAAACCTGTAGATTCAGCAATTTCTTGAATTGTATATTTTTTATTAGGGTCTTGTTTCAAGAAGTCTAGTACAACATCTTTATTAGGTTTATCTGATTTATTAATTAAAAAATCTGTGCCTTGACGAATTTCAGCAAATTCATCCCCTAATGTTTTACCTACGTTTTTAGAAATACCAGCTTCTTTATAAATATCTAATTTTTGTTGATATTTTTTTCCTGATCCTTTTGCATCATTTATAACTTGTAAAAGTTTATTTTTACTTTCCAATCTTCTTGCTGAATTTATATCATGACCAATTTGTAAACCTTTGGGCATAGAAGATCCCGTTCCATCGTCAGCTGCTCTCACAACTTGAGAAGTTTCCATACCTGGTGGTTTATTATTTTGGTAATAAACTAAACCAATCTTTTGTGCATCATCAGGAAATTGTTTAGTCATAACTTGATTAATAACTTCTTTTGATGCTCCTTGATTTTTTAAATTGGTCAAGGTCTGTAGTCCCTTGGCACTTAACTTAATACCACCCTTCGTAGCCAAACCAATTAAGCCTGTAAAGTCTGCAGCATCTAAGGCTGCCATAAAGGGGTTAGCGGCAATCTTTTCACCGAAAGTTAATTCCTCTCCACGTAATTCTTTTGATCGTGCTTTTTCTTGATCACGATATAAAAACTCTAATGTCTTTTCACCAAACTCACCTAGACCCATTGACTTATAGCCAAACTTATTTAAAGCAGGACCAAGTGCAGGATCTTGTCTTTCTGCAGAAGTAACAAATGATTTATTAGGGTCAACGGGGAGTCCCGCTTCTTTTTGCGCTAAAGCAACCGATAATTCTCGTTCTAATTTTTTATTAGCATAAGGATCTTCTTCTCCTAATATTAATCCATAAATATCACGAGTAAGTTTCTTACCTGCTTGTGGATCAATTTTAATTTCTTCCGCGTAAGCAGGGTCCTCTAAAATCATTTGATCGAAAGGATTTCTAATTGCCATTAATAATACTCCGGTTCTGTTCCGTGGTCCGTGGGCTCGTCTTCGTAGTCATCATGTAAAGCTACAAAGTTTCCCTTACGAAACCTCAATAATGCTTGGCTCATAGAGTCTACAAGGTCGTCATGTTCTGCGTGTGGAAACATAGCGCATTCTTCTATCATCTCTTCTGCCCAGCGTTTCTTCGGTGCCCATACTGCGCCACTCTCGAAAACAGGAGCAACAGCGTGCACTCGAGATAACTTATCATTACCTCTACTAGGTGTAAAGTTGATAACAGGGATACCGACCTGTCGTAATTCTTGTATGAGCGGGAGGCCCGAGGCTTTTGCTTC